GGGCGAGTCACAACGTTTTCCAGGAGACAGAGGTTCACGTATGCCTTGCGTAGTGCCAGCAGGCTATTCGTTAGATATGCTGTCGCATAGCCCGCCAAAACCAGCCTGATCTTCCTGTCCTCGCTCGTCTCCCGTGCACGCAGTTCCGCGTCCGCTGCGAGCAGCGTGTCGCTCAGTTGCGCTAACCCGTCCAGCATAGCTCCCACTACGGTCCTTATTTCTGCCATGTCCCTAGCACCTCCCACTTCTCTTCTGGTTGACTGTCCGCCGCCGATCTCGGCAACGTCCGAGTGAAGGTAACCTCGATCGACCCGTCCTCTTCCACCCACAGCCGCGCGACGCCCCACGGACCAGCAACATCCAGGATAGCATAGTCCGTGCCACTACGACTCGACTTTCGGCAGTCCGATGGCGCATCTCTACACCCCACCTCGATAGTTGCGTAGAGGGGGCTGGCGGGATTGATAGTCATGTTCACTCCTTCCTAGTACGACGCATTCCTCGTCCTTTCCATTCTCGCCTCAGCCTTGATGATCGATAGTACCACAAGCCGAACCACGTCTGCCAGCGGCAACCTCCACCCAACCCGCCGCCGGAATGGCCGGACATCGAAGTACCAGCGACCGGCCGCGTCCTGTTCTAGCAGGACATGGATCTTTTCAGTGGTAGCGCCATCCAGCAGCCCCACTATGTCTATCTTGACTCGCCTGCTACGTGGCATCACCTCTCCGCACTCCTACTTGATCCTAACTACTAGATAAGACTGTGGTTGGTACACTTATCCACCCAAGTTCGCCATCATAACCCCTCCAACGCCTCCCGCAACTCTCTAACCGTCTTCAGGCGCATTGATGCTACATGTCCCGACACGCACGCACGAACCGCACCCGGTCAAAGTTAGGGTTATCCGCTGCGAAGATGTCGGCGACACCCTCCACAACATGGTTCCAGTAACACAAGGCCGGTCCCTCTAGCGGTATCGTCCGCAACATCTCCGCAAACTTCACGTAATCTTTCTTGGTCATGTCCTTATCTCCCTATCCCATGTTATCGTTAAACAGCCGCTCTTTCCACCTTGCCGTCTGACAGTCTACGCAGTAGTAGTGCAGAAAGTTAGTATGTCCATCTAGCTTAGCCTTCTCTAGATATATCATCTTACTACAACCCAGACAGAGAAGTTCGACTTTGTTGTTGGTCATCTCTGTCATGCTAGCCCAGCCTCCTCCATGAAGTGTCCTTGCGCTATTCTAGGATCGAAAGGCCAGCCATTCTGGTGACACAGGTGGTACAAGTCAGTCACAAGATCGATTACATCGGTCTCGTCTAGAGCCTCGTCTAGAGCTACACTCCCCTGTGTGGTCCCAGCACGTTCCACGTAGCACCTGAGTGCCGCACGTGCTCTCCTCGCGCGCGCTAGGTTCTTACCAATGTCCATGTCTACCTCCCTCAAAACGGCGCAACTCGCCAGTCAACCCAAGTCACAGCCTGCACTTGACACGGTAGCATCCCCAGCTTCCGTGCCGCCCACAGGTATGCCGCTTCGACGCATCGGTAGCGGTAGTCGGTCAGCAGTCGGGTCTCCCCTGCGACAGCCTTCGCGTGTCTATCCACACACACGACATCTCCCCGCCAGGGGTGCAAGATAAGCCCTAGGAACGTCCTCACCTTGCGCCCACCTAGTACACGCTCGGGCGGTTCCCCGGCGAGTATGCGCTTTGCCTTGGAGACGTTGGCCCTGTAAGTCTGACACCGTGTCTTGTCACCGCTACATAGGGCCTTAGCATCTTGTAGGTTACGTTCCCACTTGCACGCGGGGGAGAGCGCCGCCACAACTGCCGCGACTACCTCTACCGGTCTCCCCGTTTGCCTTGATATCCTTTCGCATGCGGTGTAGGCACGATGATACCATCCATGACCGTCATTCGAGGCGCGTTTGTAGGCTCGCATGATCCGCCTGACCTGGTTGTGGTCTATCCGTGCGGGACGGATACGCAGTCTACGGTGCGGGACGAGACAGTTATCGGGCGGTAATGGTCGTGGGCTGCAGGGGAAGAATGTAGTCATGGTAGTCATGGTAGTCATGGCTCTCGCGTGTCAACACGCCGCTTTCTAGGCTCCGCGGTCTCCCGCAACACCTTCTTGCGCAACACCTTCTTGCATCTTCTTACAGTACCATCTAGCGCCGCATGCGAGAAACCCGCATGTTCCAAGCGTCTGGCAGTGTACTCCATCGTATCCACCGCCTCTTCTAGTGCCTCGCGCAGCATCATCATGCCGCCACCTTCACGTACACCGACTCTTTCGAGGCGAAGTCATAGATGGCCTTCTCGTCTCGCGCATTCGCTAGTCGAATCGCGCCTTCCCTACTGCCCAGGATATCCACGTCGTCAAGGTAGACGTATTCCCCCTCCAGCCATCCTCCCAGGATACCAGTGGGATAAGGAGAACCTCCCACCGCGAAGCCACTAGTCGGCGTAAGGAACTTCTCGTTGTCTAGGTCGTAGGTGAAGCCTCCCTCACTTGGATAGAGTAGATGCTCTAGCATCTGTTTCATGTGCGCTGCCTGGATCTTATACATCCCACCCTCCCTTCGGTAGTGACACTAACCCCGCTTCTATTAGCTCCTTTGCTGCGCGGCCATAGCTACCCTGTAGTTGCCAGGCTAGGCCAGTGTCCACCAAGTGTTGAAATAGTTCGATTACTTGCTCTTCTTCTAGCTCGCCCTGTTCGTAGGCGATGATCCTGTCTGCCGAGTCGAATGGTGCGCTCATGTTCTACCTCCTCCGCGTTGCCGCTGCCCTCTCCAGCCCATATTCGTCGGCAGGACTATCGAGGGTAGCCTTACGCTTCGGTCGCTTAACGGCGGGCTTCCCAGACGGCTTGGATACCCGTTTCTTGGTGGGAACGTGGACATTGTAGGCGATGTGGGAGGCAGGAACGGCACGCGGGGGCGTAAATTCGCCGATGTAGACCTGAAACTGCCCCTCCTCGACTATCGCATAACCCTTCCCCGCCTTGATCTCTTCGCACAGCCTCTCGAAGGTCATGGCGGGTTCATAAGTAGCGCCCAGCCCTGTCTTATCCACGAACATGGTACTATCCAACCGCCAGCCCTTCGGGATATAGTCGCCTATATTGGGGATGTGTCTGATTACATCTGCAACATTATCCTCCGGCCAGATCACCAGTGGAGTCACACCTACTCGTGCCGCTCTTGCCGCTGCCTCTAGCTGCAAGTTACGTATCGCGTTCCCGCTCATCATGGCTTGCCTCCTCCACGCGTAGACACTGCACGCTTCGACACTACACGCTTCGCTAACCATCTGTACGTGTTAGTACGTCTGACCCTATCTACCGCTAGGGGAGTACCCGCCGCGGTGATAACCCCTCGTTTCACCTTCACCTTGATCCCCGGTTCGCGTTCCGCCACTGCACGTCCCTCCATGCGGTCCTTGGCTTCCCCGGCTCCACCGAGCCCGGCCAATTTACACTCTCGCCCGGCCCAGGTCAAGCCAGACCTCCCGGCGACGCTTGACCTAAGTCAACCTTTCGCTGCCTTATCGCCCTATGTGTCAAACCCGACACACTGAAAAAAGCTTGAGATTCCCCGATCCCGTACGCTGGGGATCGGGATCTATGTCACGAATGTCATTTTCGGTTGTGACATGCTATCCCCAGCCTTATCAGCGGGTTAGGCCCAAAAATGACATTGTCACGATGTCACCCTGCCTTAAGGTGGAAGGACCCGAAAGTGCAGTTATATAGGGGAGGCTCTACGCGTGTTAGTCATCTATAATTTTAAGTATTATACCTTATATAATCTACTACCGATCTTATACAGCCTTAACTTTGCCTTGACCCTTTCCCAGGGACGCGGTGACACTCGGTGACACGTGACATTCCCGGTCAACTGGTTGAAAACAAAGGGGTTACCATGTCATTTTGAGTCGTGACATGTCGTGACACGCATGCTGTGATCCCGTTCCCTACAGAGTAGGAGGTGGCCGAAAAGGTTACACTGTGTCCTGAAAAGGGGACGATCTCCAAGAATCTGGATGAACCCGAGTAATTGGATTCAGAGCTTTGGATTGTGTCAGGTTTGACACGTAAATGTCGCNGTCTTTCCACGCTGGGGGTCGTGGCATGGGACATGCTAGGTGCAAGCTGGAACCGGTCCTCGTGACCGGACCCCCTGGGGAATGACCCCCAAGGCGAACATGAAAGGGAGCGACCTAATGGGAATCCTGGCTACCTTCACTACGTCCGAGGCTGGCAAAGAAAAGAAGCCTGCTGCAGGAACGCCGTATGAAGGCGGTACCTTCAACGGCGTCAAAATCGGCGCGTGGAAGTCTCACAAAAACGGGCGGGTCTATGTCAGTATCGGGAGGCGTGGCCTGTTTGACCTTGTCACGGCGGACGCGATTCTAGCCAAGGGCGCTGCCGAAGTCGCGGCGCAAGCGGTCAAGGCTGCCCTGGCAGACGGAAAGGCCGAGTAACCCCGACCATGGCGCGCTACACGCGGACCCTCGTTCCCGGCCATGGATTCAACGTCCCCAGGCTAGCCGCTAGCCTGCTACTTGTCCCTTACGTCACCCCGCGCGGATTCATCGCGCAGTGTGAGGCAGGACGGGAGCCGACTGTCCTTCGGCAAGTACCAGACGGTCTCTACACCTGCACGCCTAACGCCGGTCACCGTGACAACTGGTACGCTACCGTGCGCAAGGTGGACGGGCGTGTCCGTNTCTTGTCCATGGTTGCATAGGAGTCGAACGGTGACCGTGTTTTCACCAGGTCCTTTCCCCGCGCCTGAGAACGGGGATACCAGTATCGAAGGGTATGCTCGCGTCCGTGTCGTGGACGGGCAGGTCGTGAAGGTGCTAGGCTAGGGAGGGAGGATATTTCCGCCGGGCGGGCGTGGCGACCGGACGAGTAGGTTGACTCTGTATAGCGCATGGGTTGCAGACCTTGACCTGCCGGGGAGTGTGTGGGATGGTCGCGGCGGAGGATATAGAACATGAACAAAATGCAGCTAGCACTGTTAGGCATGGGGATATTGCTACTTCTAGTTACCATGGCCAGTATCATGGAGGACAGTGACCTATGAACGCGCCGTGCGATGCGCCGCGAATCTACCGTATCATCCGCTTCTACCGGGTCGCGCCACGGAGCACGCGAACGATCCGCGATAGGGTCACCCTGGCAGAGGCACAGGAGCATTGTGCTCGGGAGGATACCTCATCCCATAGCACGGGACCGAACGCATGGTTCGATGGTTACGACTACATGCCGGGATGCGAGCCGGAGCGATGAACATGCAAGCCGACGATAGAATGCGAGCCGTCCGCGACCTCGACTTCCACAGGTGGGACGTGCACGGTACCATGGGGACGCCCACGGGCGCGGATGAGTGTCAGGAGTGTATCAGGTTGACTAGCCTTGCGCTTCGCCGCGAGACATACCCTCGAACGACCTGCCGTGTCTGCCACGTGCCCTTAGCTCGCCATAACCACGGCCTGCTTTCATCCGCTTTCTGTGACGATTGCTGGGATATAGAAGCGGGGAGAGAGCCGGGGGAGAGCCGGGGAGAGGTCTGAGAAGAGGTCGAGGGAGGTCCCCCTCGCGCTCAGGATGACAACACCACGACGCCCACCGCATCGGCCCTAGCTCGCGCGATAGCAGTCTCCCGGTCCATGCGGTCCTCGGTGTACTCGCCGATCGCCGTCTCGAAGATCGGTCGGACGAACCGGACCCGCCAGACCCCCTCTATCGGATGGTAGGTCACGTAGGCGCGGGCATAGGCTCTGTTACCTCTCATGTTCGTTCTCATGTTTTCTCTCCTTCATCCTGCAAGTGCTGGAGTCGCTCCTCCAACACTGCCAGAACGAGCCGGCAATCATCCACCGCGTCCACCGGATCGGCGAGGTCGAAAAGACGTAACGCATCCCTAACTCGCGTCCGCGTCGCACGGGAAGCCAAAACCTCCCGCTCCAACTCTCCACAGTTTCTCGTCATGGCCTAGTACCTCGACCTCGACCTCGCCTGTTCGTGTTCATGGTCATGTTTACCTCCATCCGTTCATCTAGCATGTCCCATGCCAGGCGGGAAAGATGGAGATACTGCCCTTTCTCTCACGGCCATGGCGCGAACATGCCATTGTCTGTCATATCGTGCGACGATAAGGGACATGAGGCATTGGTCCCGTCCGCTTTCCTTCCATGTCCCTTACTAACGGACAGGCCAGTATAACGGACAAGGGCCGGCATGACCCTTGCATCGGAAGCAAATACCATGCCATGCCATACCATCGCCTTGTCCATGCCAGGGGGAGGGGTCAACTCGCCACGATGAAGAGGCAGGGGGTGCCCCCCCTCACGCATAGTATAAGCCCCCCCGATGACCCCCCACCAAGTTCATCAGCGGCAGATTTTCAGTGACACTTTTTGTCGCCGGCCGGTGACTAGTCGCCCCATGTAGACCTGGTTGCACTTGTCCATATCTGCCAACGCTCTGTCACAGTCCTTGACAACTCGATGACGATATGGTATCCTCCCCGCTCAGCCATGCCGAATACCGAGAATCGCCCTCCTGAGCAAGAGTCGGGCGTTGCTAGCGACGCAAGCGAGGGCGGGCATTTACCCGGCCACGACAATCCGACTCCCGCGCGCGCGGTTGCCGCGGCCCTATCTTCCACAGAACTGGTCCCAGGGTACGACTTTGCCAACAAGGAGCACTGGCTGGCTCGCACCCTCTCGGCACGAAATGATGGTCTCGGCGGCGGCTCTCCCAGGGTCATAGTAGACGCCCGATACCACGACATCGCGTTGCGTGTGATCGCCGGCCAGTCGGTCCGGGAGATCGCGGCCTCCCAGGGCCTAGCTACCAAGCGCATCCGCCACATGATGATGGACCCGCGGCTCCAGGAAATATACATCCGTGAACGAGACAAGATCAAGACCGACATCTCCGGGCTCATCAAGGACGAGAAAGCACCCTCGATCGTGCGTAAGGGAGCATTGGTAACCCGCGCGCAGACGCTCCTGGGCGAGGTCATGGAAGCCGTCCATGGCCATATCCAGGACGCGGACAGCAACGGTGGCCGACTCAAAGCGACCATGCTCAAGGCTGGGGTGGACGCGTCCGTGGCAGCGTTCAACCACCTTGAGCCCAAGGGGGGTGGGCCAGGAGCTACCACCAACACCATCAACATCACCGCCGACAAGGCCGCGTTCATCCAGGGTGTCCTGCGTGAGTCGGGGGTCGATCTGAGCGACGTGCTCGATGGGTACGTAACAGAGCAAGGAGCACCTGTCGATGGCAACGCCGAAGCTACCCAATAAGCTGCTCTCCTGGGCAGCCGTCGCTGACGAGTTGAACGCCCTCTGTGAGAAATGGGCCAACCTGCTCGATGTCCCGCTCTCCGAGATCCGTCGATATGACGCTCAGTCTGTCCAGCGAATTGGCGTGCGGGCCATGAAACAGCTCAAGGAACGGCTCGCCGAGGCCGGGGTAGACGACTCGGCCTATCAATTCTACCGGCATCTACAGGACGTAGAGCCTCCTGTCGTACACCCCAGCAAGCTGCCACGACCAGAAGTAGCGCGCGGGGTCTTCACCGACCTCGACGCCCACCTCGAATCCCTCCACAAGGTCACCTAGATGTCCGGCCCCGAGGACCTTACCCGGACCGACATCGACGCGATCATAGCGTCGGACGACTGGAAAACTCGCGCGGCCCTGCGAGCAGCGACCCGTCGCAGCCTCTACACCTTCACGAAGCTGTTGGTCTGCTATAACGAACCCAAGAACACCATGACCCCGGAGGTCTTCAAAGAGCGGCAAGACTGGATTCAGTGGGTCGTATGCGAGCACAAGAGAGGACTGCTAGAGGACCCTCGCGGCTATATCAAGTCCACCGGCAACACCCGATCCGTCCCACCCTGGCTCGGTGTCCAGCGCCCCGATGAACGTTACGACCATCCCAACGAGATCGAGCGTGCCGAGACCTTCCTTCTCGCACATCCACACATCAAGGGGGCCGACAATCGGATCGCCATCGCAGGTGACACCAAGAAGGCCGCGACGAGGTTCACCGGGTCGATTCGGCGTTTCTACCTGGCCAACCCCCTCTACCGCTGGCTCTACCTCGAAACCATCTGGGACAACCCGCTCCGCACCGACTACGGCTGCTTCAATGACGAGGAGATGTTCATACCAGGTAGGAGGCAGCTGGACCTAGTCGGTGGATTCCTGCTCGCCGTCGGCACGGAGACTGCCATCGTCGGAGGCCGGCTCGATGGGCTTATCGTCAACGATCTCGTGGGGGACCACAACTGGCATTCCTCCGGCGAGATGGCGAGACTACGTGATTGGGTCAAGACAGCGCCCGGCCTGCTTTCGCACCGCGATCCAGCGCACCCGGACGCCGGCTTCGTCATCGACGAGGGGAATCGCTGGACTCTCGACGATGTCAACTCGATGATCCACAGCGACTACACCGATTGGGCCGTCTGGCGGCGGGGTGTATTCCGCTGCTACGTGCATGGCCTGGGGTCCTGTGGCCGCTGGGGGTCTGACGACGAGCGGCAGGGCTGTGCCCCCACCGATGAGTCACTGTGGAAGGAAGGGCCGTATCCTGACAAGGAATCGCTGGCGAGGCTAGAACGTGAGGAAGGGCCTGTCATATTCGCGGCTCAGCGGCTCAACGACCCTACCAAATCCAGCGACCTCGACGTTAGCAAGCTGCGATACTTCACGCTCGACATCGCGCCAGTACGGGTAAACGGCGTGCTGGAGCGTCTCTGGTCCATTATCATCCCCACCGAGGGCTCCCACGAGGAGATCATCCCTCTCGGCACGCTCGATCCACACGTGCTCTCGGTGGACCCGGCCTCTTCCCAGGAGAAAACCGCCGCGCGTACCTGCATCTCCTGGTTCGCCAAGGATCGTGCCACCGGACGCCGGTTCAACATCGACATTCGCGCAGACAGGTACGGCCCCGACGAGTCTGTCTGGCAGTTCATCGAGCTGTACGAGGACATGGTGAGCAAGATCCACGGGAAATCCATCAAGCCCGTCATCGAGAAGGTCGCGGCGCAGACATACATGGCATCGGCGATACGACTGGCAGCTGTGGTAACCCGTGATGGCACACCCCGGCACCCGAAGCTACGCATCCCCGAGATCGAGATGCTACCCCCCGCGCAGGGGTTCGCCAAGATCGACCGTGGTAAGCGACGGGTAGGGCACATCCTCGGTCAAGGTCTCCTCTACGTCCGTGCCGGCCTCCAGCTCCCTGGCTATGAGATTCGCCACTTCCCAACTGGTACAATGGATTGGATAGACTCGGCAGCACAGGCTGAGGAAATCTTCTTGAGGTCATACGGTGGTGCAGACAGTGACAAGTTGCGGGCCGGTAGGATGCATCGCCGAGCGATGAAGGTTCTCCGAGCTGACCGCACCGGTGTGTCGATCTAGTCGAGGTGGATATGGTTGATGACGTGAAGGTCAAGATAGACGCGGAGTCAAGCGAGACTTTCTCGCAGCTCCCCTCGCTGATCGAGTTGTCGGACGAGCGGAAGACCGAGTTGACAAGCTGGTTGCGGGCCTACATACCCGAGTTGATCCGTGCTCGCAACGACGACGTCGAGAAGCGGACGAACAAGTGGAGGAAGACCCTCCGCGGCGAGAGTTCCAAGCCGCCATTCCGCACAGGCGCGTCCAACCTCTCCACCCCGTTGACCATCTGGGCAGCCGCCGCCATTCGCGCGCGCATCCGCCAGGCCGTCGTCGAGCAGAAGCCTGTCATCGCGGCCATCCCGCTCAAGTCCAAGACCTTCGAGGGGATCGACCTGAATCGCATTGCCGCGGCCTATGCTAAGGTGTTCCAGGCGGAGTTTGACTCGCCTCGCGGACTAGGCGGCGCGCAAGCAGTCGAGAAGGGTGGCGATGAGGCGACGAATGTTGGCACCGCCGGCTTCAAGGTCTACGAAGAGGTCAAGTTACCTCGCTACGCAACAGGGCTGGATGGCCTCCCTGCACTCCAGCCCGCCCAGACGCGCGTTCGCTGGGACTTCATCCGGTTGAACGACCTGATCTACGTCGATGGCTACGGTGATGACACACAGTCCATGCCTATTGTCGGGCACCAGTACAAGATGACCTGGTTCGACATGAAGGCATGGGAGGCTGCCAAGCACTTCTACCCCGACGCGCTCGCCAACGTCGCGCACTACTACAGCACCGACCAGGTCAACCAGCCCGTCAAGTTGCGCGAGCATGATCTAGCTGAACTATATCTAGATTACTGCGTAGAGCCAGCAGGCGCGAAGGGCTATACAGGCTTCCCCACCGCGGTAGTCCTGACCTGGCACATCGACTCGGCGACGATACTGCGCTGTGCTTATAACCCTACACCCCTCGGCATCCGTCCCATCTTCATCGCCAAGTTCGACAATGACCCCGACTCCACCAAGGCTCGCGGTCAAGGCGTGTGTGAGAAGCTGGAGGGAGCGCAGGACGAGACTGACATGATCCACAACCTTGGCATCGAAGCCGCGAAGAGAGCCACCGCGCACTTGATAGGGCTGAAGGCTGGTACTGGCGCCGAGGCCGAGCTAGGCGGCGAGGAGCCCGTCAACCCGGGCGACACCTACACCACCGAGAATCCCGCCGAGGATGTCATTCTCACAGCACTCGGCGACGCCAAGGGCGTCGAGATCGCGCTCGTACAGGAGACCAACACGCGGCAGTACGTGTCGAGGATGTTAGGGTTGGACGAGAGCGCGATCGGGACCGTGGAGACCGGCAAGCGCGTACCCGCGTCGTTGGGGCTGTCCATCCAACGCGAGGGGAGGGTGATCGCAGCGAACGCCATCCGATCTTTCGCTAACGTACTGCGTGACATGGCCTACCTGACAGGCGACCTCTGGAAGCGCCGCCCGCCCATCGAGACCCTCGCAGCCGTGCTCGACCCAGCAGAGGCCGCGCTGTTCAACGAGGCTGTGTTCGTCCCCACTGACACATCCACGCGGCAACAGTTCGTGTTGACTATCAGTGCCCAAGACGCTGCCACTACCATGGAGCAGCGTAAGATGGAACTCATGTCAGTGAACCAGATGCTCATGGGGTATTACCAGGCGCTCATCCAGTACGCGCAGATGGCGATGCAGTTGCCGCCGCCCTTACAGGCCGCTGTACTTCTCATCGCGCAGAAGATGGAGAATGGCGTGAAGGCGTTGCTTAACACGGTGGACAGCGTCCAGAACCCGAGTGAGGTCCTGCCGGCGGTGGCGGACCTGGCGGAGCTGCTTCAACAGGCTCAACAGACAATGCAGGCCGGTGCCATGCCAGGTGGTGCCATGCCAGGTGCGGGCATGGGCGGGGCGATGATGGGAGGCGGTGGTGGACGGTAATCTACCCTTCATCAACACCGTAAAGCCCTTCGGCCCGCGGATAGTAGTCCACAAGCCGCAGCCTCTCACGGGCGGGAATGAGATCCAAGTCGCGCACGGGCTAGTCATCCCCGCACAGTCCGACTCGAATCGACGGATCTACGGGCTCATCGCGGAGGTGATAAGCGTGGGGCCAGGTGTGGACCGTGCTATCAAGCCAGGCGGCAGGATCATAGTAAACGAGTTCGCCGGGACCCCGATCTGGGACGGCGAGCGTGAGACCCCCTACTTCATAATCGGAGAAGGCGAGGTGATGGCATATGTTGACGAGTAGCATCCTGTTCATGTGGCTCCTGATGGGCTTCATCTCAGAAGGTCCAGACACGTTCCCGACCGCGGCTATCATCATGGACGGCTCCGATCCGATCGCGCCCCTCACGCTTAGCTCCGACGGGATGGACCCTGTCTAGATGAAGTGGCGGGATATACCCACGGGCGACTTGATCGAGCTTCTCCACCAGGCAGAAGCTCTGGAAAAGTCCCGTCTCTGGCAGGGGGTGATCCTCCCCGCGGTCGAGAACAGCATGACCCCCCACGAAGGCGTCCTCCACAACTCCAGGGACCTGTCCGAGATATGCAAAGCCCAGGGTGTCGTATACGGGGCGGAGCGTGCTACTCTACTGTTATCTGACTTCATTGAATATGCACGACGGGAGATTCGCAAATCCAGCCGTGCCGGGAGTGAAGATGCCGGAGCCGATTGACCCCACCAAGGCCGCTGACGACGATCCCACCAAGGTAACCGACCCTAAGCCCGATCCTACCCTCGACGCCGTCAAGGCTCTGGCCGAGGACGCGAAGAAGTCGAGAGAGGACTTCCTCAAGGCGTTGTCCGACGCACGGGCGGCTCAGGTGCCCGCACCTGCGCCTATTGCCATCCCCGCTGCGAAGGACCCTGCCGAGGAGTTCGCTAAGCTATCTGCCGAGTGTGACGCGCTCTACCAAGAGGGCAAGGCCACCGAGGCCATGTCCAAGTTTGCCATGTGGCTGTCCAAGCAGAACGCCAGCAGCCAGATCGACCCCACCACGACCCCTACTTACAGGCACATGGTAGAGTCCACCAAGCGAGATGTCCGGTCCGATAACAAGGATGTGTTCGACCGCTGGGGCAAGGAGGTAGAGGCTATCGTTCAGGGCCTTCCCTCTGACAAGCGACTTCTCCATGCCGAGTGGGAGGACGCAGCTCGCCGAGTGCGTGCCGCTCACCAAGACGAGATCCTGGTCGAGAAGGAAGCTGAGATTCGCAAGAAGATCGAGGAGGAGTATAAGGGACGGCTAGCGCCGCTCGCGGCCGGCTCTCGTGGCAGTGCCGGTACAGAGCTAACTACCGGCCTCTCCGAGATCGACCTCGCTGTAGTCAAGGCTCACGACCTCAACATCGAGCAGTACAAGAAAGCCAAGAAGACTGTCGAGGCGTACACTACCGATCAAGGCATCTTCGATTGCCCGTTCATGGACGAGCAGCTACCCGAACGCGGCCGCATCAATATCAAGCCAGGGAGGTTCTGATGGAAGTCGTCCCGGTCGCCACGGCACCTACGGCTCAGGTTGTCCCTGACATCTTCTACATCCCCTCCGCGCCCGGTGGGATCTGGAAGGAGAAGGGACGTTACCTACGCTGGCTGACGTTCAGCGCCCGTAACCTGGCTCTCAAGACCATGAAGGGGACGATGTTCCCCGGCTACACCCTATTCGGCGGCGAGGGCAAGGAGAAGACCATGGCCCTCATCGAGGAGCTGGGGCTTAACTCCAGCTACTACAACTCGACGCATGATCGAATTATGGTCGGCGACGGGCCGCAGGGATGCGTGCTCGCCTACATCTCACTAGAAGAGCGCGAGCAGCGGCTGGCGGATCGTAAGCGCGAGCAAGCGGAGAGATCGGCCGGCGTCGAGGACGCCTACATGTCTGCCATCGACCGCAAGGGTATCAGGCCGGTCGTATACGAGACTGAGGATGACTACACCGATCGCAAGCGACACGCGACCCGTGAATCCACGAATCGCGTGGGGTACACGGGGGCTCGGCGTTAGCGCCGCGTCGATAGGAGGCTAACATGCCGCCAGTTCTAACAGGTTCTTTTGCCAACCATCTCGCGCCGGGGCTCAGGGCGATCATCGGTGCCAACCTCATGGGTCGTGAGACGACTTATACGTCCTACTACAACATGGGCACCACCAACCGCAAGTTCGAGGATTACGCGGCTGCGACGGGTCTGCCCATCGCGGTGGAGAAGCCGGAAGGCGCCGATATCCAGTCCTTCGACCCGCTAGAGTCGGCCGCGGCCGGCATCGGCGGTGGCCCGGCCGGCACGAAGCGGCTCACGCCCAAGGTCTACGCCATCGGGGCTGAGGTCTCGATGGAAGCCTGGGAGGATGACCTCTACCTGAATAACGGGTCGGCCATCCGAGAGGTAGGGAATGGGATCGCTGACTCTCTCGCCGAGCGGCTGGAGATTGAAGCCCACAGTCCCTTTATCAACGGGTTCGACACGAGTACGTTCACTGTGCTACCCGATGGCTCGGCCTTCATCGCGACTTCTCACGCCTCGATCGTTGGTGCCCAGGGGCCTGCTCAGGCCAACCGGCCCTCAGTCGATGTAGACCTCAACCTCACTTCCCTCCGCGCCAGCTTCATCCGCATGCGGAAGTGGAAGAACGACCAGGGGCTGCGAATCCCGGCGTTTGCCAAGCCTAAGACCCTCTACGTCACGGCGGACTTCGAGTACGACGCGCTGGAGTTGCTACGGTCCACTGATCGTCCTGACACCGCCAACCGTGTGACCAACGTGACCGCGGGCGCGGTGAATGTCATCGCCGACGCCTACCTCTCCGACGAGTCCGGCTCCGACATGTGGCTCGTCCAGGCTCAGCGACACTTCGCCGAGTTCCTGTGGCGCAAGCGGCCGTTCTTCGATTCGTTCGATGATCGGCGCAAGCGAATCGCGATCTTTGTCGGGCTGGAGCGGTTCGTCGGTCAGCCTGTCCACTGGCTCGGCTGGGACGGGTGCCCCGGAGCATAAGGAGGATTGACTAAATGGCTATCACAGTAGGTACAACCGCTCCTATCGTCCCTTATGTTTCGCAGGGGGGCGCCACGCTCAGCTCGGCCATCGCCATGCCGCTGGCTAACTCCGAGGTGATCGTACCCGGGGACTGCATTGTCTACTCGTCTGGCAAGATCGTAGACGGAAACACCGACCCTACCCAGGATACGATCATCGGGTTTGCCGCGGACAAGATCACGGCGCCTGCATCCGCTGGCGATGCTGATATCGTCCTAGTTAACCTGGCGACTCCTGGCGCAATCTTCATCGGTAGTTTCGTTGGCGGGGCGACCACCGATCAGGTCGGGGTGCTCACCGACTACGCCTCGACCTTCGGGGCCGACTTCGATCTTGTCGAGCTGACTGTCGAGGCGATCTGCGCCATCGACGCTGCTGACACCGCGGGTGACATTCTAGTGCTCGCCCCGGCCAGGGAACAGCTCCGCGGTAAGTCGTACAGTTCCAGCACGACCACGGGAACCATCAACCCCCGCGTCTACTTCATGGTAGAGCGGAGCGTGTTCACCAACGTGCTCGCGTGATCTAGTGAGGGGCGGGTCACCCCCGCCCCAGCACTGGAGGTAGATAGCATGCCCTCTCTTCCAGCTCATCTCTACGGACGCGGGGACTTTGGTGGCCCGAATGCCGGAGGCTACAGCACGGTCCTACTCGGCACCACCGGGGCCACAGCCGTTACGCCAGGCGCAGCCACCACGGTCATTGGCAAGTACCTGCTGCCACAAGACTGTCGTTTGGAGCAGATCATTGTCGGCGTCGTAACCAGCTCCGGTGGCGCGTCTCGTCCGACTGTCAACGTAAACGACGGAACGGCCAACGTGCTCGCCGCCGATCTACAGTCCGTGACGGCCTCTGCTGTTGGGGCTGTAAACTTCACGGCCGCTCGCCGAGAGCAGGCGAAGAATAACATCCTGACGGTCAACATGACGACTGTGGCAACAGAGGCGGTAACTAACCTGTCCGTGTGGGCCGTGTTCCATGTCAAGGGCCACGTCAACGCCGATAAGGCCAACGACTAAGAGGTAGGTCACATGGCGGTCATTAGGGTCGGCACCAAGGAGTTCGGCCAGCGTGCGAGGGAACGCAAGGCCCGGCTGGAGATGGGGTATCCACTCGCTGGCGGGGGGATGATGAAGGCGCCGAAGGACAGGTCGGCAATCTCGAAGAGTGACGCTGAGCAGGTCCGCATTCGGCTCAAAGACTACGAGCCCATCCCGGAGGCCAAGGTGGAGAGGGGGGTTAAACCGCCTCCGCCTCCTCCCAAGAAGCCCGTCTCGAAGACCCGGCGCAAGCTATCCGCCCCCTACGGTGAGCGTCGTTAACCATGGCCGTCGTTCGCGAGTGGATCAAAGCAGCCAACCTCAAGAAGGGCGCATTCACCGCGAAGGCCAAGGCGGCTGGGATGGGAGTTCAAGAGTACGCAGCTAAGGTGACCAAGCCCGGCTCGCAGGCCAGCGCGAAGACCAAGAAGCAGGCTGTCCTAGCGAAGACCTTCAAGAAGATGTCGAAGGGGAAGTGACATGATGAAGCCATTACCTAAGTGGGCAGGACTCATGGCGGCGATCGTTGGAGCTGCCGCCGCACCCATCGCTGCGGCCATCGGCGTCATCCCCACCTGGCTCGCCCTCACAGCCGCGTCGATCGCATCTGTCGCGGCGTTGCTGTCCCATTCGCTGACGGGGGACGGAGGGGAGTAGATGGATGGCCGTTGCCATACAAGGCGAGATCATCACGCTCACGGCTGCGGGGGACAGTATCACCAGCCGTCTGGCCATCGACCGTCTGTTCTTTAGCACTGGCGCCACGAGCGGCGCGACCACCATCACAGCAAACGGCATAACGGTGTGGAGTGGCACACCCACGGCGAATGGCATAACCAGCGGCTTCCCGCTGTTTGCCAGCGGCACGTCGGTGGATAGCCTGACGGTCACCACACTCGGCACCAACGTGACCGTTATCATCCTCCCGGGAAGTCGTAACCAAGCGAGGCGAAGTGTCAACTAGTAGCGCGGGCAGTGGGCTGTTCTACCTATGGGAGGTGGGTGACACCTTACCGGTCCCTGCTCGCATACAGAAGCTATCGTTCATCTCCGGGGACACTGGCGGGACTTCCACCGTGACTCTCAACGGCGTGACGTTCTGGAGTGCGGTTATAAGTGCCGGTCAGACTGGCGAGTTCAATTTCCCCACGCCGCTGGCTGTAGACAGCCTATCTCTCAGTGCTGTCGGGACGAATGTGATACTAATGGTAACTACGGTATAGATCATGTCAGTTACCACTAGCGGTAGCGGGATGTTCTGGTTGTGGGCGCTGAATGACGCGATAAATGAGCCTGTCAAGATTCTCCAACTCATCATCATCACGGGTGATACAGGCGGCACATTGACCATCCAGATCAACGGGTTGACCTTCTACACGGCCACCGACAGCGGGGCTAACACGACGACCTCGTTCAACTTCGCCACGCCCTTCGCGGCAGACAGTGTACAGCTCGCCGCGTTGGGTACTAACTCTACCCTTATCGTACGTACGGTGTAATCACATGGCTGTAACAGTAGCAGGTAGCTTGATCCGAATGACCGCCGCAGATGACGTGGTGCCGGGGAAGCTGGCTCTCACCGCGTTGGTAGTGAACCGGGTAGGCGCGGCGGATGTCACGAACAGCCTTGTCCTCAGCACCGACACGGGGCGGCATTATGTGAAGTCGAGTTCGGTGGGGAACTTGACCTTCACAGCAGCCAGCCCCAACACGATCCTACGGTCGGTGGGTACATGGACAGCGGATGGCTTCCAGGTCGGTGACGTGGTGACTTGCCTACAAGCGAACACTACTGGCGCTAACGGTCTCAAGCGGTTCACGATCAACGCGATCGTGAGCGGCGGCGCGGTGCTGGAAGTCGCAGAGGCCCCCACGACCACGGCTGCTCTCGCCGGCTACACTGTCTGGGCCAACGTGGGGGTGTTCTTTCGTAAGACACAGGCCAACCTGTCAGCGGCCACACCCACGATCCTCGCCTACGGCTACCCCGCGCCATTCCGAAACCTGCGGATTCTCATTATGAACACTGACTGCACGGTCGTGCTGGCGCCGGTTGATTTCACCTAGAGGATGCCATGGCACAGGTCTACCCCCCCGAGAACGGCAAAGGTCCCATCGAGTTCAAGCGGTCGTATGTAGACGAGGCGACCGGTGAGCTAATCAAAGAATCCAACATCACCCGCGATCCTTTCTATAACATCCTCCGCGCGGCCGACGACGTAGACGAGCCCGATCACGACCAGTTCCTCCAGCGATGGCGGCTTCGCCCCGAGTACAACCCTCCCGAGCCATAACCGGGGCAATCACTGATACTATGCCATAGGTCACCACACCCATCGCCTGCTGGCCTAACCAGTTTGGGGGTTGCAGATGGCACTTACACGAGCACAACTTAGATCACTCACCAAGCAGGCACTTGGCAACAGGTCGTCCAGTACAGGCATTGTCATCGACGATTCCTGGTACAACGATCGAGTCAACAGCGGGTATAGACGGCTGTGTACGTTCCAGGGGGTCGTATCGAGGCCCGGGCTGGCCCAGCCGCAGTATAGACTACTCCGCTTCTTCGAGCTGGAATCTCGTGACAGCCGCACCTACGGGCTCGCGATGGCCAATAACTTCGTGATCCCCTTCACGGCCGGTGTCGTCTATGTCATGGATGTCTATGACCGGACGAACAACGTGGGGCTGCGGCGCACATCGAGGCGGGAGATCCTCGGGCTAGATCCCGACGCGGTCGGCCGGCCGACCCGCTGGTGCCCAGCCGGGGGTGGCGGCGTGGCTGGCTACTACATCGACAAGCGACCGGGTGTGGCTGCCGACAACATCAGCGTGTATGAGTACACTTACAAGTATCCGGTCGAGCTGTCCACCGACAGCGGCTCGACTGGCACCCCCATCATCCCCGATGCCTGGCACACGGCGATATGGTATGCAGCGGCAGCCGAGGGCGCCGCGCTGTTAGAGTGGCCCGAGAAGGCCCAGGAGTACGAATCTAAGTTCATGCAGTTCATCGCGGAGCGTAAGTCGCCTCAAGAGGAGGCGGCGTATAGTGGGCTCGCCGGGCCGAGGCGTAACATCCCGGTTGGTAGCACTTGGTAGGAGGCCGACATGCCTGTAGGTACAACTTGGAATCGTCTATCGCCCGCAGGAAGTGACAACCCCGCTAACGGGGCGCAGGAGATCGCTGATCTCAAGAAGATGGTGGATGAGCGGACACGTAACGGCGGGCATTTCTGGGAGCCTGACGGGGATGCCTCTCTCACCAACACTGGCCGGCACGTGTGCGGGGCCGAGCAACAGTCAGGTGGGACGGGTGCGGCGGCTAACGAGTTCTACGTTTACGCTGACACTGCACCGAGTGGGACTCTCAAGGACTTCATCTTCAAGGACCGCAGCCACGCCTCTCCCGGGGTAGACTTCCAGACGGGCGTTACTGGATCGGTGACCAAGGTTCGGAAGCTACAGGTCACGACAGACGGGCTACAGGTAGACGCCGGGGCTATCACCCTCCCGGCCGGGTCACTGGAAACAGCTGACCTGGCCGATGCCGCTGTCACGTCCGACAAGATAGGGTCTGCCGCAGTCCTACGGTCCAAGCTGGTGTCCAAGGCCGCGACAGCGAACACCTTTGCACAGGCGGCAGGCGTTCTCGGACCTATAAGCGGCGAGACCTCCATTCTCAGTACCACGTTTACTACTGGCAAGAGCCCTGGGAATGTACACTGTCATTACTCGTTTCTCATCATAGGCGGCGCAGCGACCCCGATAACGCTCAAGTTCAAGCGAGATGGGGGGGATCTCCAAAACTTCACGTGGACGCTCGACCAGACGGGTCCCTACGGATTCTCCTTTGTTGACACCGGGCTCGCACCGGACACGACCTATACCTATGATCTGACTCTCACACAGAATGGCCTCTCTGTAAGAGAGCGGGTTCTTACGATACTAGAGCTGGCCAGCTAGAGGTCACCAATGGCCATCCGCGAGGAAGCAGCTCTCTCACCTTACGTACCAGCGCTCCCACGCGCGACGGTGGGAGACCCTGCTCGCTGGGAGACCAGGCTGGTAGATGCGCTGGATCGGCAATTCAAGACCATCCATAGCAAGACAGCTCTCCTCGCCGATTGGATCGAGGACAGGACCGTCACGGTCACTGCTTCCTACACCGTCAATGACGAGACTGTCATCATAGCCGACGCAACCAGCGGGGCTATCGTGGTGACCCTGCCGCCTGCCCTCCAGGCCATCAACCGGCGTGTCACAGTCAAGAAGTCAGACTCTACCGCCAACACCGTCACCGTTCAAGCCCACGGGGCCGAGCTGATCGACAACACGAACACCAAGGTCCTGACGGTACAGTTTCTCACGTTGACAGTGGTAGGCGACGCTGCCCAATGGTGGTCCACGGCAAGTGTGTTTCCAGCGGGGGGGCCGGGTGGTCTCGGCGGCGTGCCTGTCCTGGTAGACCTCCAGGGGAATCTAGAAGGCGTCTCGGCCAACGCGGCTCGATCCGACCATCGGCACAAGCTGGACGAGGCTATCGCGCCTGATTGGACCAACCAGCACGACTTCCGACCATCGTCGAACCTAGTGCCACTACGACTCTTCGCACGAACAGGTCAGACCCTCGCCTACGCCCAGATGTTCGATACGGATGGGACGACACTCCGCACCGTGACAGACAAGGACTTCCGTTGGGGCTTCAACGATACTTCGCCGACCGCACGGGTGAACGTCAAGGCCGGTGCTAGCGAGGCAAGCATCGCAGCATTGGGTCCGTTCATCTGGTATAAGGGCTCGAACGCTGATGGGTTTGACAACTCTACGCTAGGTAACGGGGCCGGCCTGGGCGCGTACTGGTACGATCACAGCGGCAACACACGGCACGAGCGGACGGATCAAGACCCCACATTCAGTGACCCAACCTGGTGGAATGTTGCTGGTGCTGGTGCAGGACAACCGACTGCATTACCAAATGGGAGACCGGTTGTCAGCACTAAGACTAATGGATCGTTTCCCCTTCGTCTGTTCGGCCGCATAGACCCGCTTGTTTGGCCGGCTTTCCACTCGGCCGCCAACTTCACAATGTATTTTGTAGTCAATATGACAGACCCTGTAGATACTGGCAGAATCCTGTTGGGCGGTGACTGCGAGTTTTTCCTGCCTGCTAACCCTCTTAATGTACCTCCAGAGATAACTATTGGAAGTGCCACCACACTAGTTCGATATCGTCAGCGGCAAGGTGTCCCAACGCCCATCCCTAGTGTGACGTTCACGAACCCCACTATTGGAACAGAAAAGTACGCCCGTGTTACTGTCCGAAAGACGGGCGGTA